AAAATCTGCTACTGTGTTTCCAGTAAGCCTGTCTATTTTTTCTTCTGCAAAAATAATAAGCTGATCACGGAAAGAAACAATCCCAGTAATCCTACTGCCAACACTTATTACACCAGAGCCATTTGCAGAATTAAAGTCACTATCGGTATATGGGGAGGTAAAAGTTAATATGTCTCCCTTAGCAAAGAACATTTGATTTTTAAAAAATACAACATGTTCTGCACCAAGTACATCAGAAGGTGCGCTATTTAGTTGCGTGTATGTAGTACCATCATATATAAAAGGATAGTTTGTACCGTCTACACCAGCAATCTTTTCTGTCGTACCAATCCTGTACTTAGCAAATCTGTTTTTTGTTGTTGCTGTTCTATTTGCAGTTAGCCAAGTAACAGCAGCATTATCTGCAGGGCTACTTGCTAGATTGGGGCTTATTGATAATGTAGCTCCCCCGCTTGTTACTGTTGCTGTTGTTAATACTGTGTAAATTAAATTGATCCCAGCTACGGTAAAGGTATCTCCAGCTTGGGGTATCCCAGTCAAACCATCAACAATTAAAGACCCGCCAGTTTGACTACCGCCATTTACTAAGACAGTTCCATACGAGGGAACATTAATTCTTGTCCAGCCAGATCCAGTACTTTTATAAATATTGCTATTACGGACAGCAATTGCATTACTATTCCATGCTGCAATTCCTAATATTAAATCTGTTCTATTAGTAAATGTAATTGCAGCTTTATCTGCTGGACTACTAGCAAGACTTGTTGTAAGAACTAGCGTTGCTCGTTTATTAGCTGCGCTATAAGAAACTCCACCTACTGCTATTGTATAAGTTCCTGCTACTCCAGCAATTGTAAAAGTTGAACCGTCTGCCGGTTCTTGAAACAGATTACCAACTACTAAAGAACTCCCTGTCTGACTGCCACCATGTACCTTTGGTTCTCCATAAAGAGGAACAAAAGCACTATCATACTTTTCATACCCAGCTATGCGAGTATAGCCCCCTTCGATGGAAGGCTCAAAGTTCCGCAAAACTCTTGCTGAACCCGGAAGCTTAATGCCTTGTTGTAAAGGTGACAAATCACTAACTAGCCCACCCCTAAAATCAAAAGCATACGTTGACCAACGGTCAGGCATTAGGCAATCCTGTAAACATAGGAAACTCTAGGCGCTGTTTCAATCATTGTAGAAGTTATATAGTCATACTGATTGATCAAGATGGTACGCATACTCTTTACGCCCTCTTTAAACTTCTCTTTCATAACAACAGCATCTTGCGTGTTTCCACGAAACAGATAAGCATAATACATTGCACCATCAATAATTACATGACGATACGCCTCTGGAACAACAGGTACATCACTCTGCAATGCTAGTGCTGTATTAGATTTATAGTATTCGTAAGTTAGTGTATATGCCTGATCAGGCGAAGGACTCACCCCAAAATAAAGATCAGGTGAACGAAATACATAAATGGGAACAGTTCTTATTCCAGTGCTAGTATTATATTCTTGATCAACAAATCTTTTTAAATAGTCATCATATGTAATTTTTTGTAGTTTAGTTGTAGCTACATTTAATGCACTATTAAACTGAATGCGAAAGCTCTCCATGTCTGGAGACTTGCAATTGGCGGGAAGGGCATAGCGAGTTGTTCCAGCTACTAGTGTTACGTTTTGACTTGTAAAATTAAAAGGCCACTCAAACTGTTGCTGATCAATGTCTTGAAGAGCCGCATTGACTGCATCTTTAGCGTGACCATAAAATCCACCAGCAGCTGCAAAGTTAGTTGACGTTAACTCAACTTCATTAAGTCTCCTGTTAACATCATTAACTAAACCTAAAAAGTCATACGCCATTATTATTCCTTAGAATTGGTGCGCTTCTAGTACAGTAGTGTCCTGTAATAATTGGTAATCTTCTTTTGTCTTAATCTCATACGCATCTATGCTCTTATACTTTTTATCTAATGCGTAATGGTATCTGTTGTTCCCTATTACTACTCGCCAAGGAACATTTAAAAATTCTATTGGTGCTTTTATGAGGGTATCTAAATCCCCACCATCTTTTAATGCTTCTTCTTTACATACTAAAATGGGATGCAACATCCCACGTTTGTCTATTGAATCAAATAAAGCTGCAATCCACTTTTGTTCTGGTTCAATTCCGTATGTGTTTTTAGTATCAGACAGTTTTACTTTTATCAGCCTGTCTGGGAAATGAATTTGATTTGCTTTTAAATGCATAAATATAAAACGGGGCAGCACCCTTGTGAGGTACCGCCCCTTACAACTTACCTATTAAGCAAGCTGATCACGATCAACTTCATCAGCACTTTCTGCAACGCCATCAACATCAACAACGATTGCATAAACACGGATTACTCCAGAAGTTACGTTAGCAGCAGCACAGATCAATTTAACATCGATTGTGTCTGTTGTTGTAACCAACTGAGTAAAAGTCGATTGTGCTGTATTGTTAGCACCGCCGTTTGAACCGGCAGCTAGATAGCCTGTTGAAGTAACAGACTGCCCGTCAACAATATCATCACCAGCAGCAAAGTCGATATCAACTGTAGGCGTAGTTCCGTTAAATGCTGTCAGAACTTCTGCGCCAGCAGCAACGATGAAGGTACCAGCAGGGATCTCAAGCACTTCAAAAACATCACCGTTTGTGCAAGTGTAGTTTGCAATCTTGCTGATATCAAGTATTTCTTCAACCATGTATGCTTGTTTGCGTACATCAGGCAAAGCAGCAATGCTGTTAGCGGCAGTTGAAGAACGGGTAGAACCCAGACGAAGGTTAAATGTAGCCATTTATGTTTCTCCTTAAGCCACGTTGTAACGAGCAAGGGTAATTGCCTCAGGACGCAAAATCTTGCGACCATAGAGGTGCATACCACGCACAATATCAGCGAAGCTATCAGGATCACGATAGCTCTCTGTCTTAGTAATCTGCTGGGCAGTTGCTACAGCAGCGTTAGTACCAGCAACAATGATACCGAAGTTTGAAGACTGGTTTGCTGTGCCTGTTGTTCCCGGGCCTGTACCAATCTTGGGCAGGTTGTTGGAAACATAGACTTTGAAACCATGCAGGTTGTTGAGAACCAAACCGTTCAACAGGCCCGATCCACCGAAATCTGCATTCAATACACGGCTGTCCTCATCCTTAAGGACTTCAAGGAATACTGGATCGATAACGAGCCAGCGACCTGCTGTGTCAACAAACTGTGTATCCAACAGGCGACCCATACGAGCAATGATAGCAAGCGGGGAAACTGTTGCGCCAGACGCTGCTGTTGCACCGGGGAAACGTGGAGCAATAGGAATCGAATGGGCTGTCGTAGCACCGGTTGTTGTGATGTTACCAAAGCTGGCTTTGCCAAGCTTCATCGAAGTCAACAACTCATCTGAACCTGCTGTCGTAACAGCTTTTGTTCCGGGAGCAGTTGTACGTGCTGTGCCTGCGTTTGTGTTTTTGGATGACTGCTCAAAGCCGCAGAGATAGCCAAGAACGTCTTGATCATACTGGTCACGCAAGCGATAAGCTGCACGATCAGATGCCATAGACATGAAGTTTACATGTGAGTGAGCAGCTTCGATATCGTCAAGCTTAAATGCAAAGTAGTTAGCTTGATCGACAACAAGCGTGAAGTCCTCGTCATCAAGGTCTTGTGCTGTGATCTGTGTGCCACGAGCGTAGTCCTTAACAGTAACTTCTGGCTCTTTGATAATCTTAACGCTATCACCAAAGCTGGCGATCTCGCCAAAGTAGTCAGAGTTTGTGATTGCTTCAACAGTGGAAGCCTTGCGGAATGCAAGTTGTACGGATTTGGAATAGATAACTGGGGAAAAGTTACCATTCGGCAGGTTACCGTAACCAGCGGCGGTTTTAAATGCCATGATTATGTCCTCCTAGTAGACAATGAAAAAGTAAAGTAATTTAAGTTCACCCCATGTGAACCAAATTAATACGCTTAAACACTACCACCAGAGGCTGACATCGTTAGGTGCGTTATAGTAGAAGGTGCCCCCTCTTATACAACGGGCTGACAATTGTTCAGGTATATCCGTGTTCGTTGTTTTGCGCTACAAGTTTTGTATTGTTCTGGTTGGCTGTTGGCAGCGGCAGAAGATACAAAGAAAAAGGGCTATCTGAAAATCAGAAGGGGGTTACCCGTTCACCCTAAAACAGCAAAAGTACATTCGTGTACCCAGAGTTATACTGACTTTTCTGGGTTTGTCAAGTTTTTACCGTGCTCCACCTGACAAATCATAAACAAATTTACCAGATTTAATTGCAGTTTCAATCTCTGGCAATAAAGCTTCGTATTGCTGGGCAGACATCCTCTCCACCTGAGACTCCCGGAATACTCCGGTTTCTTCGCTTTCAGGGGCAGAAGCACGGGAGGTACGGACACTTGTTGCTGCATCCTTTTCCTCTGACCTCTTAACCTTTTTGCTAGTAGCCAGTCCCATGTCAGCCTTATACAGATCAATTGCCCGTGCTGCTGAAATAGCATCCGTTTCATTGTCGTACAAAGCCTGCTGAACCCACTTGGGCTGTGCCTCTACCCACTCATGGAATTCATCTTTCTCACGAATCTTGTCAAAGTCTGGGTGTAGGCGCATAAGTTCTGCCTCTGCCCGTTCTTTCAAAGTCTGTGCCTGCAACTCGTCTAGTTTTTTAAATCTTTCTTCTAAGCCAATAGACTGTTCTTTAGCTTTTTTGATTGCAATTGTTTCTACAATCTTAGCTACGTCTGGGTACTGCTTAGCCCATTCGTTTAATTCTGCTTCGCTTTTAGGAAGCTTAATCTGCTCTTTAGTGCTCTTTTCTAGTTGGGTTTTAAGTGTATCAATCTGGCTTTGTAGATCTGTTTGTAGCTTTTGACTGTGCCTACGAAGATCTCCGTACCGTTTC